GCGCATTTCCTGCTTCATTTCTTTGACCATTTCTGTCAAATGGGTGACTTCAGAATCGCTCATTTGGCTCTTTCAGATAGGCCCAAGTGCTGGGCTTGGCACCAGTAATATTGGCCAGAAACCTCGACCAGTTTCGCCACCAGGCAGCCCACGTCCGGGCAACGCACTGCTGGGTTGTCCAGGCACGGCCTTGTCAAGTTCTCCGGGCACTTGAGCGGCGTCAGGTCCGGGCACTCGATCAGCAGGCTTGCTGGTATTGGCGGTCGCTCCACCGTTGCGGGGAGCGAGGACGGAGTTGAGCAGCCCATGACCGAACTGAGTAAGGCCAGGACAACCAGCATCGTCAACTTTGACATGGCGGATTACCTCGATTTCACGGTCACGGTATTTGATTTCGATCTGGCGCTGAATCTGAATAGTTTCAGTTGCGACTTCTGCGTCTTGCAGAGCAATCTCACGCGCCTGCGCCTGAGCGCGTTGGATGTGGTCAGCCAGAGATGCTTTGTGCTTTCGCTCAGTAGCAGCCACGCCCCGGTCATAAATAGCACCATAGCCGCGCCAACCAAGAAAGGTGACAAGAGCAACAAGGCCAATCCAGGCCCAAGCACGCGCTGATAGACCGGTGAGGAAATCCATGTCACTGGCTCAACCGATCTTTCAGCGCGTAGCCCATGAGCGGCCAGACTTTGCTGATTGCGTTCTGGCGGGCGATCTTGCGGCCAATTTCGGCGTCGAAGTTCTCCGGGCTGGCGCAGGCCGACTCTCCGGTGACGGTGAAGCCGCTCTTCAGGACGAGGACGCAAAAGGTGAGCAGGAAGAGAGGGTCAAGCTCTTCGACTGTGATATCGATGTGGCCGTCCCTTATGACGCGGGCACCAAAACAGCCATCAGCAGCGGTGAAGTAGTGCTCGCTGCCTATGTTGTCCTCGATGTCTGCCGGCGTGATGCGCGGCGCGGTCAGGCCCTTGGCCTGGATTTCCTGCTCAATGGTTTGGTCGTTCATTTCACTTGTCACCTTTCGGAGAATCAGCGCGCCATTCGCGCCCAAGCCAAACAGCAAGAACCGCCGCGAACGCGATGCCAAACTCGCTTGCGCTCATCGTCGGAAACGTCAGCCCCCAGATCGTCAACCCGGCCACGGCGAACTTGTAGATCAGCACCAGCGCGGCCAGTGCGACGAACAGAAGCGTGTGAGACTCGCGGCCACGGCTGTCTTTGATGGTCGGCAGCATCTTCATTTTGGAAACTCGGCGAGTTGCATGTGCATGCCGTCAGGCATATCCCAATCACCACCCCATTCAAAACCGGCGTCAGTGAAACACTTCACGAAACCAGGCGTCAGTTGCGGCTTTTTGCCAAGCTGGTTCCATGCTGCGTTGACATCAATGGCCAATCCCCAGGAATGCAGGCTGGCCGAAGTGCCGTTGCGTTTTTGCCGGATGTTGAAGCATCCATCCCAAGTGACAAGTTCACGAACATACTTGCGCTCGATCAGGTTAGTGAACGCGCGAGTCAGCGGAAGAACCAGATCGCGGTTGCAATAAATCCGCTTCGGGATGACACCGATTTCCAGTTCAGCCGGAACGTCCCATATCACCATCCCGGCCTCGTGTACCGGGCTGCCGTATCTGGCGAGGGCTTGCTTGCTCGTGATCATTGCTCTCCGCTCCAGTCATACCGAAAACGCGGGCAGTTGTGCGCTGCCGGGAATGCGTGTTGGTTGTACGGGCATGACGCCATGCGACTCTCGCGCACCACCTCGGCGCAGCGGCCGCACTGGTCCTTCAGGTCGTAGATGACCACCGATCTGGCTGTCTCTGGCGCGTTGCTTGGCTTCATGGCGGCGACTTTATGAGGCTAGGCGCGCTTACCAGCCCATGCCAACGATGTTGGTTGCAGTCGTCGCTGCCATGACGCGCCCGGCAGTCAACGCAACAGGCAGGATCGTGCCGGCAGGAACGCCGATGTATGTCACCGTTGCGCCGCTTGCCGTATGCTTGATCGCAACATCACCCGTTCCGCCAACGTACAAAGCAAAGCAGGTCACTTCGGTTGAGTCTGATTTGGTGATAGCGGTCGATGTTTTTGCGCTTGTAACCACATGCGCCGCGCCATCCGTCCCTAGCTGCGCCTCGAACTCATTGCCGCCCGCAGACGGCGCCACGCTTTTCTTCAGTTGGTTCATTCCTGTGTCTCCTTGGGCGTCATTTGATCAATCTTGCTCAACCGCGCATCCATCGCGGCAATGCGCTTGTCTGACTCGGCCTGAATCTCGGCAATCCGGACCTTGGCATCAGCCTCGATGCGGGTTTTCTCCAGGTCCGTGTTGATCTGCCGCGATCTGTTTGCAAGTTCAGCATTCACCTTGGCCAGTTGCGCGGTCAGCGCGTCGATCTGGTCAGCGGCCTGGGCGCGAATCTTCATCAACTCGGGTTCGGCGCTGGAACCAACACGAGATTCAATCTCGGCAGCCTTGGCATTCAGTTCGCGCACCTTGGCGCGCTGTTCTTCCAGGGTTGCCATTGCGGCCTGGCGCTGCATTTCCATCGCCTCGGCCTGCTGTTGCTGCTGCGCCGCCGCCTGCTGTTCTTCCTCCTGCGTCATCGGCTTGTTCTGGTCGCGCTCGCCGGTAATCGCCCGGATTGCATCGGCTACCAGATCCTTGCTCGGCAGGTCGCTGAACTCCATCGCAATCGTGAACAGCCGCAAACCCACTTCAGGCGGCATCTTCTGCACGATCTGATTCAGCGAATCGAACATCACTTGCCGCATCGTGCCGGCGTAATCCGCCTCAGAGACAACGAAATCCGCCATGCGCGCGGTGATGTCGTTGATGTGACGAACTTCACCTGTCGCCTCATCCACTTCCGGCTGATTGACGCGCACCCAGTCGAGCGCACCTTTCTTGTCTTCGGTCAGGCGCACCACGCGCGGGGCACTGTAGAACTGCTCGGCCATGCTCAGTTGCTTCTCGCCCTGGATTTGCACAGCAAGACGCAGATTGTCGAACGGTTCGGTCGTACCTACTGCGCCCTGCTGCTGGCGGGCTTCGATGGCTGCGCCGCTGACTGCGTTTGTCGCGCGGCCCAAGTTTTCATTGTTGACGCCGCTGGACTTCTGAATCGACTGCGCGGCCAGCGTCATCATCTGAATCTGACCGGTCGCTGCATCGGTGTCGCGGCGGATGACAAACTCCTTGCCTGCGCGCTTCTCGATCCAACCGTCCGGCCGGTCCACTTCATCCCGTGCGTGATTGGGATCGGCGACGGCGCCCTCGTCGGCAATCACCTGATTCGTGTTGAGCATGAACAGCGCCTTCGATGCGCGCTTGTTCAGGTCTTGCTGAATGTCTCGCACTCGGCGGATCGCTCCATACGGCAGGCGGTCGCGCGAGCGGCGATAGCACCAGATCGGCGTCAGGCTGAACTTGTTGTGCCGGTACGGACTCGGACCCATCGCCAGCATGGCCGATTCGGTGAACACGGCGATATGCACGCGCATTGCGATCTTGTCGATGACCTCTGACCCTGTTACTGCAACGTGATGCGCCAGTAAATCATCGCCAGCCGGCATGAACGCGCCCTTGAATGGGCCATCCGCCACAATCTTCGATTCGACCGGCATCCGGTACTGGCATTCGATCAGCTTCACCCGGCGCCGACGTGTGTTGATCATGAACGCCGAATTGGTGCCGCCAGCCATCAGCTTGCCTGTCTGCTCCAGGCGCTCGCCCATGTACCAGCCGTTGTCCTCTTCAGAATCCCACCAGGCCGCGCCCTGATCCTCGGTTGCCGCCTTAATCTCGGCGGCACGTTCCGGAAACATCATCAGCGCAATGTCCTCGTCCACCCAGCGCCAGCGGAACAGATAGCGGGCGTCTGACAGGTCCAGTTCGTAGGATTGCGAATCCCACAGCACATTGCGCCAGTCTTCGTATTTGCTGTAGAGAATGTCTTGCGTCGGATCGTCGCGGGCGCCGTCGTCCACCCAGCCAACGCCACCCTTGATTGCGTCAGCGAATGCCTTCGAGCGCGTGAACGGAACACGGTTGATGTCCGACACGTACTTCATCACCTTGGTCTTGATGTCGGCAGCTTCAACATCGTCTTCGGTGCGCGGCAACACCTTCCAGTCAACCCGCGTCCGGCGCTCGGTTCCGATCAGCCAGTCGATCATCGGACTGATTTCGTTGTAGACAAGTGGCATTTGCCCACGGCTGCGCAGTAGCTCCGCGTCGTCTGGGTCCCATTGCTCGTTGTCGTAGAACGAATGGTCTAAATCCATTTCCAGCCGGTTCTCAGCCTGGCGGTCGCGCTCAAGGAAATACCACTCCAGCAGCCGGCGCAGCGTCGAATGCACTTCCTCGCTGTCCATCGGATGCGTCGGTGTCGGATCTCCGTCGTAACTTCCATCCTCGACCATGTAGCGATCGCCTGGCGCGTGTTTCCGGCGCGGGCGGATGTCGAAGGAATCAGCCATACGTCGCCCCTTGCTCCCGCTCATTGATAATCGCTTCCTCGGCGATCTGGTGGCCATCCGCGAACAGCTTCAGCGCCCCGTATTGAATGCCGACCGGTGCGGTGATCGGCATCGACGGCATACGGATCAGGTCGGACAGCCCATCATTGATGATGGTGGCGATGCGCGCCCAGTTCGACGTTGACGGCTCGATGCCCAGCACTTCGCAGGCAATGGGGCACTGGCGGGCGAGATACTTCGGCGAGTCGTACTTGTATGCGGCGGATTCCTTGACAACGTACCACGGCGCATTGCGGCGGTAGGTCGGCGCCAGCACCATGCAGCGCTCGTCGTCCATCCATGTGTAAATGGCGGTGATGTCGCCATGCACGCGCGTGAGATGGGCCTTGCGGGTATCGAGAGTGACAGACATGGCTCGGTATCATGTTGGCGATACCGAGTAGGGTATGAGGCTAGGCGCGGGCTAAACCGCCATCGGCGAACCGCGCCGGACGAATGGCTTTGATGTCGCCCTGTTACCGACGTACTGCCCACTTGCCAGCGCCTGGCCAAACTGCCGGAACGCATCGGCGCCGTGAATGTGCTCATTTTCCTCCGGATCAGATCGCCACGCACCAAGCGACTTGTTCCAGGCCCGTTTGAATCCAGCAAGTCGAATCAATCCTTCGGCGCATCCAATCTCATCGAACCATGACGAACGAAATGCCGAACGGGTTTGCTGAATGCCAGCCTGTAGGTCTGGTATGCGGTCAACGATGATGATGTCAGTAGAATTGATGCCCAGGTCAGCCAGCATCTGCTCGATGCTCTTGTTCGACTCTGATAAACGCTTGTGCGCCGCGTCGTGCGGCAGGTAATGCTTGCCGAACAGATAGCCGGTGTCCTTCAGGTAGGCGACATAATGCAGCAGGCTTTCGCCCGACGCCTCGTAGTAGCGGATGAAACGATGCTCAGGACCGACATGCTGGTGAAACCAGATCGCCGTCGAGTCGCTGCGCCCGATGTCCCAAAAAGTGTTGACCGGCGTGTCCACGGTCGGCACGCGACAAACGCGCCCACCTTTTCTCGCGTCGGCGAGCTGCTGCGCCCAGTAGCAGCCTTCCGTCGATACCCTGAACGCTTCTTCTGGTGTTCCAGGGTATTCCTGCCACATCAATTCGTCGCGGCCCGCGAACTCAGATTCTCGCGTTGCCACATACCAAGCGCGCTGGCCGGCTGATAACTCTCGATTGATGGACGCTTCGATTTCTGAGAAATACTTGCGGTCCTTCTCAGAGATAACCACCTTCGCCGCGTCTGCATCGTCCAGCGAATAACCAGGCTCACCCCACCAAGGGAAGAAATGCAGGCGCCAATCCTTCGGACTCAGATCCTTCTCGGCCCGTTGCGCGTCTAGCGCCTTCTTGACCATCGCGTAATAGTCACCGTCCTGGCCTTCAGCGGTTGATTCGATGATTGCTATTCCATCGGTCGGCACAGCCGGCAGCGAACCGGTGATGACCTCGCGCGCCTTGTCTGGATACTTCGCGCAAATCTTGCCGAACTCCGAAACGTGCAATCGGTGGATTGTTCCACTTCTCATCGACGTAGCCACGCGCACGGAACTGTTGTTGTGTTCGAACAGCAATTCGGTCGCTGAATCCCTGGCCAGCGGCATTGCCCGATGAAACCAGTCGGTCTTGTTGAGCGATTCGCCGATGTGCTCATACGCGAACCGTACTTTGTCGCGGAAGATGACTTCAGCAGCCTCTCGGTCTTGCGCGATGATGCCGCAACGCATGTTGGCGCTGAACAATGCGGTATCAAGCCAGACAATGGCAATCAGCGTCGTGAAGCCAAGTTGTCGCGCCTTCAGGATCAGATCGCGCCCATGCAGGTTTTTCAGCAGCCGGCGTTGCGCGCGATTCGGCTTGAAGTCCATCACCTTTCCAGCAGCCGTCTCATCGCCATCCGTTTTAACGATGATCTTGTACAGGTTTGAGATGCGCCATTCTGCATCGCCGATGAACGGCAACAGCGCGTCAATCTCGGCTTGCGACAGGCTGGACATTACCTTGCCGGCCCAATCACTGAACGCCCCTGAATCGCCATGATCAGCGCGCGTATCGGATCGGTCTTCTGATCGTTGTCGCGCTCGAACATGCCAAGGTGCTTCATTGCCTGCTCACGCGCCTTTGACTGATCAACCCACTTCACCTTTTGCACTGTGACAGGCGAATCATTGCCGCCCATCTGCGCAGTCTCCATGCCAACCAGACACTTTCGCGTCTCTACAGGTATGTCGTGGATGGACTTCAGGTTTCCCCGTTCGTCGTAGAGCTGGGCAGGGTCGAATGACAGTTCTCGGGCTAAACTTGCAAGCACCAGTTCGACCGAAAGACCGGCTTTGTCGGTGGCTATTTTGAGCCTTCGCTCTATTTCACTTGCAATCTGAGGTTTTTTTAGGTTTTCCGCACCAACTGCATAGGCTGCTTTTTCCTTGTAACCCGCTCGGATAGCGGCCTGAGTGGCGTTTTTGTCCACCATGTATTCGGCAATAAACGCCTCTTGTTTAGGTGTCACCGCTCCACCCCGCTTTCGACATTGCGATCAATCCTCAGCTTCCAGCTATTGGCCTCGATCTTCACGCCGGCATCGTCTATCCCCTGCTGATAAGCCCGCTCAACAACGTGCATCAGCGCAGCATCCAGCGAATGCCGTCTGTTGGCATTGCTGGCGAGGAATTCCGCGAAGTTGGCACGGACTTGGTTCAAATCAAGCACGGGACAGCGCCTCCGCTTTCAATGCGCTGTAAGCAACGCCATCGTCTGCGCTGTCCTGGTGAAACGCTGGTCGTTGCCACTGGCGCACGTTTTTAAGGCATTCCATGAGCAACCACCCATGGGCTTCTGTCAGGTTTAATCCGGTAATTGCGTTGAACGCCTGGACGGTCTTGCCCATGCTGCGCTCGCCGCCTGGCTGATCGTAGGTCTTGCCGCGTTCGGTCATGATCTGATCTGCGCGACGAAGGAAACCTGATGCCGTGTTGTCGATTGCAGGCGGTGCGCTCATGACGTTAGCGTAGTGCAATCCATCGTTGCCGTTCGGTCCGATGATGTCGATTCGATCCTCGCAGAACGAGCAAGCAACAAAAAATACCAGATCGTCGCCGCATTGGGAGCAATACGGATTTCCTTCAAGTGGCTTCGGGCCGCGCATACATTGGGCGCATGATCTGTTCATTGATCATCTCCAAGCGCAAATATCGCCTCAACGCATTCTTCTCGATGCGTGAATTTATAGCTTCCGTTTTCGTGCCTGACGATAATTGCGGCAATGCAGCGTCCACGCTCCGCCGCCATCGCGGCTTTCAAGGCGGAATCGTCGGTGGGCTGAGCGAGAGCCACGTCAACCGACTCGAACGCTTCTCGCAATCCACCATAATCAACACAGTCGTTGCACGGCGGACTTATGTGGCAAGAACAGTTCCCGTCTGGCGGCCTGCCAACGCTTTCCACCAACAATTCAAGCGCATCCCGCAGCACCTTCTCGCGGGTCTGTGCCGCTGCTAGCGCATCGCAACATTCAAGCCAATCGCGCTCGAACTGCTGCTTGTTCTTGACTTCTACTGCTAGTTCTTGCTCAGCTTGATCGTAAGCGACTTTGTAGCCGCCAATTTTCATCTGACAGGCTGCGAGTACACGCTCAAGTTCAGCGACTCGTGCTTTTAATTCATTGATTACGATGTCTGGCATTTCAATTTCCTTCCTTTAGTGTCGCGTCTGCGACGTTAGGCGACATGGTGTCGTCTAAATTGAGTTGGGCGTCAGCCCCATTGCCCTATCTGCATCGTCTTCGTCGCACTGGTCGCAATCGCTGCCATACGGCACGTAGTGCGGGCAGCAATCGAGGCCGACGGTCATCTGCTCATCAGCATCGGCAGGAAACGAATCTCCAAGCGCGTCAAAAGCGTCGAGCACCGACGCTGCATACGGATCGCGTTCTTCAATCGGTTTCGGTTTTAGCATTGCCATTTGTAACTCCTTGATAATGCTTGCCATAGTTTCCATGCGGCCCAACAAACCAATCAAGCGGGACGCGCGAAAACGCGGCGCGGCTTCGGATGCGCTTTCACGCGCGCCCCTTATCGGCGGCGTTAGAAGGCTCCACCAATTCCACGGCAGCAGCCAGCAGCATCACTGCATCTGCTCCGCCTACCATCTTTGCCATGTGAATTGAGGTCGCCAGAATGTCGCCTTCTTCCTGCTTAGCTCGGCGTTCTACAATTTCGCCCCAGCGTCGTATCGTGTCCGGGTATTTGTCGCCAAGCAGTCGCTTTGCGGTATCTCGGCACTCATAAAGTTTCGCTGCCATCTGTACGTAATTCACGGTCATCTCCTTCTAACTATCGCTTCCAGCCGATTCGCCTCCGCTGCGCTCCGGCTCTCGGCTGAAGCTGGCGTTGGGCGTTACTACCGTCAGGCTTTCGTCGCAGTAGCCATGCCGCCACTTCATCTCATCCACAGGGTCGTCCTCGTCGCCAGAAACCCCGAGCGAATACATTGGAGTCATGTCGCAGTCGCGGGTGTGCAACATAACGCGTAGTCGTTCGCCAGTGTCCAACTCAACCAACGTGCCGAGCGGTATCGTATGCGTCTTGTCGGCGTTCACTTGCCGGTAGGTGCGTGCTTGCGGGTCACCATGTACCGTAAGGTCCGCCACGTTAATAATCGTCACCATCTCAATCTCCAATCAAAAAGCCCAACAAACCAATCAAGCGGGACGCGCGAACATCCGGCGCGCCTTCGGATGCCGTCTCACGCGCGCCCATTATCGGCGGAGTTAGGTACTTCATCAATCAACCCGCTCTCGTAAGCGATCCACGGAAGCAGCGGATCAGCTTCGAGCGCGGCGGTAAGTCCTGCCCGGTCATCCATTGCCATCTGTCGCACGATCTTCTTGTCCTCTTCGGTGTAGCCGTAGGCTATGGCAGCGGCTTTAAGCATGATCGTGAAGTTCACAGAGTTGTGCCAGGTTCGTAGCAGTACCAGCGGCAGACTTTCAATGCCGGCGCAGCCAGAATGCGGCACATCAGCACGCCATCGACTGACCGGCTGGCTTCGCAGGTTGCGCAGGTCATGCTTTCACCTCGTCAAGTCGTTTCTGTGCGATCAGCATCGTGCGTAAATCCACCTATCACCTATATCATCATATTCCACCCAAAGGCCCCCCCTACCCCATTGTAACAATGAGGAGGAGGGGAATTCGCCACCCCCCTAAGGGATCTCCACCAGGAACGGACTTGAACCGTTACCCCCCGGCTGTGGAGTCAAGGCCAGCCGATGCGAGCATTAAGGGATTTGCACCCTGCCGCATTACTCTGTCCTGGGTTCGCCCGAGTTCTGGCAATCAGCTAACGCGCCCTGACGGTCATTTTTAAGGCCCATGACAAGGCCGATATATCAGCCCCGATTGATGCCTCTCAGCCAGTCCATGAGCAGCAGGCGCGCCTTGAACGTGCCGATCTGTTTGTGCAGGTCGTTGAAATCTGTCCCGATGTCCGGAGGCATGTAAAACGGCAGCCCGGTTGCAAGAGCCGAGCCTTCCCCGGTTTTGCTCTGGTCGTTGTCGGCAATGACGATTCCGGTTTTTGCCATGTGCGCCAGGTTGCCGGCGCTGAAACAAACATGCACCGTGAACCGCTGTCTATCAACTGCATGCACCGATAAACCGGTTGCGTAACCCTCAACCCAGCAATGCAGATCGCCACGCCCAATAACGAACTCAGCGCCCTTCGCCTGCTGGCCGTGCAAGAATTTCTTCCCACCTTCGATGTCGATCATCTGGCAGCCTACGAGGCGTTTTTCCGCGTACATCGGGACTACGAGCAGGTTGTCTGTGTCCTCGCAGTAAACCAATCCACGCAGCTCAGGAAAGCCCTTCCTGTCCAGATATGCGTGCTGCGTACTTACGCATTCTCCAATAATAATCTTGGCCTTCTTGGCTGCATCTTCGCGGGATTTACGCAGCCTTGCCTCATCCTCTGCGCGGCGTTTTGCCAATGCAGCCTTGTCAATCTTCGGCGCGTCACCATCCGGGCGCCAGATAGCCGGCTCGGTCATGGTTGCGTGGTTCTGTACCCATCCGAAGTCGTCATCGAACAAATATGCCCCGTTCTTGTGATGCGGTTTATCTATCGTCTTGCAGCGCGATATTTTTCCGTAATTCAGGCTGGCCACAATCAGGCCATGCGCGGCGGCGAAGTCAACGAAGTTCATCGCGCATGATTCCTTTTTGCCCATGCAATATTTGATTTTTGCAGGTAGTTGAAGGCATCAACGCCGGCTTTGCTCATGATTGATCCGGCCTTCTTTTCCCATGCCGGCTTGACGCCGAATTTCTCGATATACAGGTGATAGGCGCGGTTGATGTTTTTACCGCGTCGCTGAAGCTCTCCGATAAGCGCCTGATACCATTCTTGCTTATAAGCGCCGTCGTACTTTTCGGTCTTCTTCCCGGCAAGTTCTTGCATCTCGCCAGGCTGCTCTATGACCTCATTACGATATGGTCTGACATATCCGCAATGGTTGCAGGTATCTGATTTTCCAGGCCAGAGCGCGCCGCACTGCGGGCATTTCGCCTTTTCCTTTTCCTTGTCAGTCGGCTCCGGCTTGGTCTTTTCCGCGCCGTCATCCAACTCGCTCACACCTTCCGTATAGAGCGCATCCCATTGATCCCTGAATCTGAGGTAATTGCCCGAGTGGTCAAGCCATGCAGCAAAATCTTTTCCTGGGTGGGGGCGCATTACCCGCCCCATCTGCTGCACATGACTGGCGAATGATTTTGTGAATGGTCTTGCCGATACGCCAATCATCACATCCGAAACGTCAAATCCTTTGGTGAGAATGTCGGTTGCAATCAGACCA